TGGTTTTGTGAAATTGTTAGACATAATGGGTAGTGATGAAGAAGTCGAGAATGCTGCCAGAATTAGTTACGGTGAGGGCACAAGAAAATCCAGTGAGACCCGAAGTCTTATTCGTTACTTAATGCGACATAGGCACACATCTCCCTTTGAAATGGGATCGGTTTCATTTCATATCAAATTACCCATATTCATCATGCGCCAGTTGGTTCGTCATCGCACGGCAAATCTTAACGAAGCTAGTTTGAGATATTCCGAAGCAATTGACGAATATTATGTTCCAGACACTTTTCAAAATCAATCTATCTCGAATAAACAAGGCAGAACAGATGTAGAGGTGGAAAATAGAGGAGAAGTGAAATTTGTCATTGAAAATATTTTCAAAAACACTATTAATATATATCATAACTTATTAGACTGGGGACTCGCCAGAGAACTTGCTAGAACAATCCTACCTGTTTCTAACTACACCGAAGTAGTTTGGAAAATAGATTTGCACAACTTCTTCCATTTTTATAAGTTGAGAAGCAGTCCACATGCTCAACAAGAAATACGAGACTACGCCAATATAATGTATGAGTTGGTCAAACCCCATTTTCCAATATGTTGCGAAGCGTTTGAGGATTATAATTTGAATGCCGAAACATTTTCAGCAGAAGAGATGAAGATCATCAGAGACATGATAAAACATAGTTTAGATTTTAATGATTCGAAAATTGTAGAAGACTTGCATATAATGACAAATACAGAGTTTAACTTATCGACACGAGAACGTAAAGAATTTATAGAGAAACTTATATAAAAGGATAAAACAATGAATGATAGAGTATTTGAGAATGATTTGGCAGAATTTGTGTATATGCGTACATATTCACGTTGGTCAGACGACAAAAAACGAAGAGAAACATGGGAAGAAACAGTAGACCGAGCAGTAACATTTCTCAAAAAGATTAGTAAAAATAAACTCAAAAAAAGTGATTATGCGTTAATTCAACAGTACATCTATGAAATGAAAGTAATGCCGTCTATGAGGTTGATGTGGACTGCTGGCAAACCAGCAGAATTGAATAATGCGGCGATATATAATTGTTCTACTGTACCAATAGATGCTTTACATTCTCTCGCCGAAATATACTTTCTGTTGATGTCGGGTGCAGGTGTTGGTGTTGATGTGTCAAGGAGATATGTAGAAAAGATTCCCAAAGTCAAAAAACTAAACGGAGAAACTAAAACAGTAGTGTTCGATGACTCCAAAGAAGGTTGGTCGGCGGGAACATTAGAATGCTGTCAGGCAATGTGGGATGGTTTTGATGTAGAATGGAACTTATCAAAATTGAGACCACAAGGTGCCAGACTTAAAACTTTTGGTGGTCGATCATCTGGCCCAGGCCCATTAGATGAAACACTCCATTTCATCAAACACATGATAGAAAATCACAGAGAACGGAAATTGAGTTCCGTGAATATGTTTGATATAGTTACAAAGATAGCGGCATCAGTAGTGGTGGGTGGAGTTCGGCGCAGCAGCATAATCACACTCTCCGATCTTTATGATAGGGGTATGAGAGATTCCAAGAAAGGACAGTTTTGGATAACAAACAGTCATAGAGCAATGAGTAATAATAGTGCCATCTACGACCAAAAACCTACTTCTGTGGACTTCATGAAAGAATGGCTCACCCTAGCAGAGTCGGGAACAGGTGAACGGGGTATATTCAACAGGTCTTCTATTAATAGTCTAATTCCTAAACGTAGACGTAAACGACAAGATTGGACTACAAACCCTTGTGGCGAAATCATTCTCCGTCCAAGAGGTTTATGTAACTTGTCAGAAGTTGTTATTAGAGCAGACGACACCCTTGAAACTCTAATGGAGAAGGTTAAAGTTGCCACCATGATAGGTACTATTCAATCTGGTCTTACAAACTTTAAGTTTCTCAATGACCTACATCCAGATTGGGAAAAGAATGCAACAGAAGAGCGATTATTAGGGGTGTCTCTCACAGGACAAATGGATAATCCTGAAATACTTACAGAAGACAACCTACAATCACTCAGAGACTATGCCATAGGTGTTAATGTAGAAACTGCTGGTAGATTGAATATTAACCGATCCGCCGCCATAACCACAACCAAACCTTCTGGTACAGCATCTTTGCTTGTCAATTCGGCTTCAGGGTTTCATCCAAGGTTCTCCGATTATTATATTAGAAGAGTTAGAATTTCAACAACTGACCCATTATATAAAATGTTAAAGGATCAAGGATTACATTTCCAACCAGAAGTTGGGCAACCCGAAGACACAGCGCAAACATGGGTCTGTGAGTTTCCTGTCAAAGCACCCGACCATTCAGTTAAAGTAAATGACGTTACTGCCATAGAGCAGTTACAGCAATGGTTGAAGATCAAACATAACTATACCGAACACACGGTATCTGCTACAATCTATGTGACACCCGACGAATGGTTCAAGGTGGGCAACTTTGTGTATGAGAACTTTGACGATCTTGTTGGTGTCTCATTTCTACCAAAAGACGATCACATATACCAATTAGCACCATACGAAGAAATAGACGAAAAGACTTACAATAAAATGGTTAAGAAATTTCCAGCAATAGATTACTCTAAACTATCTAAATATGAAAAGGAAGACAACACTACAGGAGCCCAAACAGTAGCGTGTTCTGGTGACTCGTGTGAAATAATTTAAAAAAATAAAATGGAAGTAGAATCAAACGTAGAATGTAATAATTGTAATGCGACATATACTATGATGTATGAAGCAGATGATATGAATCCGAGACAAGAAGAACACGCATTACATTGTTCTTTTTGTGGAATATTGATGGAACCTTATTATGACGAATTTTTTGAAGAAGATTAAATATGTGGCCGGAATAGATTATTCGTTGAGGTCTCCAGCAGTGTGCGTATCTAAAGTGGTTGACAATGAGATAAAATTTGAAAATTGTAAGTTTCATTTTTTAAAACAGAACAAGTCGCATAAATCATCAAGTAATATATTTGCGTATGATTATCCAGAATATACGGATGATATTGATCGGTTTAGTAAACTTGCATCTTGGACTATTGAATGTATTCGATGGTACGATGGTCGGGCAGATGAAGTTTATTTGGAAAATTATGCATTTGCAGCGACTGGTAGAGTTTTTAATATTGGAGAGAATACCGGAATACTCAAAAAACAACTCAAAGATGCAGGATTCAAATATGTCACAGTCCCACCCACAGTAATTAAAAAACATGCTACAGGAAAAGGAAATGCCAACAAAGAATTAATGTATGAAACGTTTTTGTCAGAATCACACGTAGATTTGAGGAGGCAGTTGTCTCCAAAATCAACCAAAATTTCTAACCCTGTATCTGATATTGTAGATTCGTTTTACATATGCAAGACAGGATTTCACTTAAAGGAACAGTTATGCAAGTCGAGCAAAACCCCTATCTAGTTGAAACAAAAAATGGACAAATATTGAAATTCAGTAAAATCGATGCGGACAATGAAGCATTCATTTTTCAACAAACTGGAAAGGATGTTGAAGTTTGGTATGAGGGAATATTGCAGTATAAATTACATGGTGTCGAACAAGGTAAACTTTTTCAGGAAAAAACTTGACACTTTAGAAAAAATTTGTTATAATAATACTATGGAAATAAGAAATGTTTGATAAAATTTTACAGGTGATTTTGAAGTTCTTTGGGAAAGAGAACATAGAACCATCGGCAGAAAAAAATAATGAATCTCTAGAAGCACTCGAAAGAGTAGAGGCTCTAGATAAGATTGGAGAACCTTAATGGGCATGATAAGATTGGAGAACCTTAATGGGCATGATGAAATTCGATAATTCTAAAATAAAAGAAATTCGAAAAAGAAAAGAACAAGGACTTCCACCACCTCCACCTGAAGGAGATGTGGTCGAACAATCAAAGAATGCAAAGGGTGGAAGTGAGTTGATTTACCAAAGAGTCAAGGAGAGAGTGCCTGATGACCTCTGGAACTACTTTCAGATCATCCTTTCGAGAGTTCGTGAATACGAAGACAAACCCAAAATCCTTTGGTTTCAGGACACATCGAAAGATCCCGAAGTACAATTCTTAAAAGACAAATCTCATCGTGATAAATTTGAACGATTTGTATTTCCTTCTGATTGGTCACTTGAAAAATATAATATAGATCTCGGTGTTGAATATGAAAAAAGTGTTGTTCTCAAAAATGCAATAGAACCAATTCCACTACACACCAAACCAAAAGATGGCCCGATTCGACTCGCATATATTTCTACGCCACATCGTGGATTGGATGTATTGATTGGTGCATTTAAAGCATTAAAATTAGAAAATGTAGTACTTGACATATATTCGAGTTTTAAAATATATGGTTGGGAAGAACAAGACAAAGAATGGGAACCTCTTTATAACGCATGTAAAGAGACACCAAATGTGAATTATCATGGAACAGTTTCTAATGATGAAATTCGGTCAGCGTTACAACAAACACATATTCTTGCATATCCAAATGTCTATCCAGAAACAGGATGTATATCTGTGATTGAAGCGATGAGTGCAGGATGCATTGTGGTGTGTCCAAATCTTGGAGTTCTTCCAGAAACGTGTGCGAATTTCGCATGGATGTATGGATTTGTCCAAGACAAGACCGAACATGCGAGGAAGTTTGCGTATGTTTTGAAAGATGCAATTAATAATTTTTGGGAACCACCAGTTCAGTCTGGTCTTGCATTCCAAAAACAATACTATGATATGCATTATGATATCGAAACTACTGCAAAACAGTGGATAATGATGTTAGAAACAATCAAGAATAATATTGAAAACACCAAGGAGAAAAAATCGTAATGACAAAGAAAGTGAAAATAGAACGCAAACCAATGAAGGTAAAACGTACTCGTAAGATTTCGGAAGAACAACGTGAGGCGCTTCGAGAACGCATGAAAGAAATGCGTAAAAAGAGGAAACCAGCCGAATATAAAAATGTGAATGCTCGTGTTCTTGCTCTCCCAGATGATGATACATTTTCTTTTAAAAATGTTAAAGGGTGGATCAAACACAACAAAGAAATGGTTGCCACATTGAGTAAACAGGAAAGGGGTATGCACGTTGGAGAAAAGGAACGCAGAGTGGCAGAAATAGAATCCAAATCTCGTAAAGCATATATTCGTTATTGCGAACACTATCTAAAAATTGGTGATTGGATTGGAGTGTTTTCGGGAAAAAATGAAGAACACAAAGTGATCATGAGGTGTGTTGCAATGGCATATTACCCTGACGGTACTCCTAAGAGGTCTGTGGGGGTATTCTATCCCGATACTGGTGTAGTGTGGACTAATGAAATGGAATTGGAAGGTGAAGTGATAGAAACGATCAACCACCATCGTTCAACGACTAAAACAGCTGCATTGACAGATAAACAATTTATAGGAGAAGTTTGATATGGCAGAATTCAATATTTTAGAAACCCTTGAATTGGTTGGTAAGGCCAAGACAAGAGAAGAGAAACGACAAATACTCACAGACAGAGACAATTTTGCAACTAGGGTGTTGTTACAGTTAAATTATCATCCTGACGCTAAGTGGCATCTTCCGCCTGGGAAACCACCTTATACGCCAGGACAGGTAGCTGATTCGACTCCCAATTCCCTTCATTTCGAGGTAAAAAAGTTGAATTATTATATCGATCCCAGTCCTCATGATATTCCAATGTTGAGGAGAGAATCTATGTTTGTCCAATTATTAGAACGGATTGATCCCAATGATGCTAAACTAATTATTGCGGTCAAGGATCAAAAATTATCGTATAAAGGGTTATCCTATAAGTTAGTCAAAGACACCTGGCCAGATCTTCTTCCTGATATCGAGGAAAAAGAAGTATCACCGGAGGAGGACACGATTGAGGAAAATGACATACCCACGGCAAATAGTGGAGG